CAGAAAAGGATGGTGCTTATTCATTGGTACGCCAAAGGGACACAACCACTTCAAAGAACTGCGAGACAGGGCAGAGAAAGAAGAAGGATGGGGACTGCTAGAGTTCAAAGCCTCAGAGACAGGGGTAGTGGATGACACAGAACTGAAGGCTGCTCGTAATGAGATGGGTGAGGATAAGTACCGCCAAGAGTTTGAATGTAGCTTTGATGCTGCTGTAGAAGGCTCTTACTACGGAACTATCCTCAATGAACTGGAAGACAAGAAGCATATGCAAGAGATTCCTAGAGAGGAACTAAGCAGAACTTTTACTGCTTGGGACTTGGGAATGGGTGACTCTACGTCTATTTGGGTGGCTCAGTTAGTGGGTACTGAGGTCAGATTACTGGACTATTACGAGAATCATGGGGTAGGACTAGACCACTACGTTAAGTGGATTAAGGATAACGACTATCTCAAAGCAGAGCATATTCTGCCCCATGACGTTAGGGTCAGGGAACTAGGAACTGGTAAGAGCCGAATGGAAATGCTTGAAGAAGCTGGCTTAGAAGTCAAGATTAGTCCCAGAATGGGATTAGATGATGGCATCCAAGCAGTAAGAAGGTTGCTACCAAGGTGCTGGTTCAATGTTCCTAAAGTGCAAACAGGACTGAACTGCCTGAGAAACTACCGCAGAGACTACGATGAGAAGCGTAAGATATTCTATGAAAGACCACTACACGATTGGTCAAGTCATGGCTCTGATTCTTTCCGTTACTTAGCCCTTGGATTGGATGAAGGACATTCAACGTGGTCTAAGCCGATTAACCAAACTCCGAAATGGATTGTCTGATGTATGTATCAATGCAAGGGGTAAATCTAGCCCCTAAAGTAAAAGAACTTGAAAAACGTGTCGAAATGCTTGAAAATATGGTAAAAGAGTTACAATTGGACAAACCCAGAATGGGACGCCCTCCAAAGGACAAGCATGGCACAGAACGAGTTAATGTCGATAATCCAAGCAGAGATTGATGATGCAATTGGATTTATTGAAAGCGAAACTGTTGAACAACGCAAACAGGCTCTGGAGGCTTATCTACGACAGCCATATGGTAATGAAGTTGAGGGTAAATCTCAAATCGTTACTGGAGAAGTGGCAGAAGCGATAGATGGTGCGCTACCTAGCTTAGTTCGTATCTTTACAGGCTCAGACAATATCGTAGTCTTTGAGCCACAAGGCCCTCGTGATGAAGCCTCGGCAAAACAGGCCACAGACTACTGTAATTGGGTGTTCAACAGGGATAACGCTGGTGTAGCCATTCTGCATGATTGGTTCAAAGATGCCTTGATGCAGAAGAACGGCATCGTTAAGGCTTATTGGGAAGATAAAGAAGACATTACTAAAGAGCGTTACTTTGACTTGTCTGATGACGAGTTAGCAATGCTGATGAGTGATGAGACTATGGAGATTGTCGAGCAAGATACGACAGAACTTCCTATCATTGACCCAATGGGACAGCCAGTTATAGACCCTATGGGTATGCCTGTGATGAGTGCTACACACAATGTTGTGGTGCAACAAAAGAAAAAGTCAGGCAAAGTAACGAGTGAGAATGTCCCTCCAGAGGAGTTCTTGATTAGCAAGAAGGCTAGAACTATTGCTGATTCACCTTTTGTAGCCCACAGGCAGATGTTGACTCGTAGTGACTTAGTTGCTATGGGCTTCAACAAGAAGCAAGTTGAAGGCTTGCAGATGGGTGATGCTTTGGCATACACACCAGAGCGTGTGGCTCGTTATGCAGCAGGTGAGCAACCCTACCAAACGCAGACTGATGACCCATCAATGCAAGAGATTGAGGTCTTTGAGTGTTATGTCAAAACTGATATGAACGGAAAGGGCATTGCTGCTCTGACTCAAGTCTTTTACGCTTCTAATGAGATTCTGCAAGATGAAGGTGGTAAGGAAATGGTTGAGGAAGTGGACTATGTTCCTTTCCACTCAATCTGTCCTATCCCAATTCCACACAAGTTCTTTGGTAACTCGTTGGCAGATAGGACAACAGACTTACAACTGATTAAGACCACTATCACTCGTCAGATGTTGGATAACTTATATCTGACAAACAATGCACGAGTAGTAGCTATTGAGGGTCAGGTAAACCTTGACGATTTGCTTACATCTACCGCAGGTGGTGTTATCAGGGCTAAGTCACAGGGTGCTGTTCAACAATTAGTTGTTCAGAACGTAGCGCAAGCTGCTTTCCCAATGCTTCAGTATCTGGACACAGTACAGTCTAAGCGTACTGGTGTATCTGATGCTTCACAGGGCTTAGACCCTGCTATCTTGCAAAACGTGACTGCTGCTGCGGTTGCTTCTATGCAACAAGCTGGCGCAGGTAAAATTGAACTGATGGCTCGAATCTTTGCTGAGACAGGCGTTAAGTCTTTGTTCCAAGGCATCTTGCACTTGCTCTGTAAGTATCAGGACAAGGCTCGTATGGTGCGTATGCGTGGTGAGTTCGTAGAGTTTGACCCTCGTACATGGGCTAACCAATACGATGTTTCTATTAACGTAGGTCTGGGTGCTGGTAACAGACAAGAGCAGATGGCTATGTTGTCGATGGTTCTTGCTAAACAAGAGCAGTTGATTGCTCAGTACGGCCCTGCCAATCCTTACGTTTCCCCTGCTCAATATCGTGGCACATTGGGACGCATGGTAGAGATTGCTGGCTTTAAAGATAGTGCTGAGTTCTACAAGCCTATTACGCCAGAGCAAGACCAAGCGTTGAGCAATCCTCCTCCACAACAACAGCAGATGCCTCCAGAAGTGCAAGCAATCATGGCTCGAACACAAGCTGAGATACAAGCTAACCAAGCCAAAGCACAAGCTGACATTCAGTTGAAACAACAACAGATGCAGATTGATACAGAGATGGCGCAACAGAAGGCTGCTGTTGAAATGCAGATGATGCGTGAGAAAGAGGCTGCTAAATTGCAATTAGAGCGTGAGAAACAACAGGCTTACTTTGCTATGAAGCAACAAGAGTTTGAAGCAGAAGCACAATTGAAAGCAATGAAGATTGGTGCTGGCATTACATCTAACGTAGAGATTAGGGGTTAATCATGGCATCAGCAGCATTAAATTATGCTTTGAACAACGGCATTAGCCAAGAGCAATACTACAAAAACATCTTTGATTATGTGAACAGCAATCGTGGCTCTAACGATGTTCAACTACGAGCAGAGATGGACAGACTAGGTGTTAGCCCAGAGGATGTAGCTGCTGCAACTGGTGTTCCTTTGGCTGGTGTTCAGACTCGCTATAACGTAGCTGACGAAGGCACAGGTGGCTATGTTGCACCTGTTGATATTCCTGCATCTGTTGGTTTGACTTATGGTCTAAACAACAACATGACCCAAGCGCAGATTGACAAAAACATCTTTGATTTTGTTAATGCTAATCGTGGTCTAAACGATATTCAGTTAGCTGCTGAGATGGACAGATTGGGCATTAGTCCTAATGACGTTGCTCGTGCTACTGGTGTTAGTTACGAAAGTGTGGCAGGTAGATACAACGCTGCTAAAACTGGTAATGTTGGTGGTACAGGTAATACAGCAATTACCGACATTTTTAGCCAATATGTAACTCCTACTGGAACTGGAACAGTTACTGGAACAGTCCCAACAACTGTTATTCCTACAACAGTAGTTCCTAAAACTACTGTAACTCCAACAACATTAACACCGACAGCGACTGTAACATTTGACCCTGCTAAGATTAACCAACCCAATATAACTGCTGGTCAACTGCGTGAGTTATTCCCATCATTTGCGGAATCTAAGCGTTTAGCTGGTGAAATGGTTGCTAACAGACCATCTACATCTAGCATCATTAACATGATTCAAGGCGGTTCTGCTGTTGCAACTCCTACAAATAAACCTGTAACTACTACAAATGCACCAGCAAATTTAATGGATGCTTGGAAAGCAGCAGAGACTTCTGGCAATTATGGCGATGTTGCTAACTTGTTAAAAGGTTTAAATGTTAATGACTTGCGTAACTATGGCGCATCTCCTGCTGATATTGCCTACATTACATCTCGTCCACAAATAGCAGGTATGTTCCCAACTGCTGCACCTGCTGGTGGTTCTCCATCATTAAACAACGTGTTAAGCCTGATTGGTAAATAACCATGAACTATCAAGAACTGGTTAGTTTAGTTGGTGGAAGCAATCCTCAGAGTGCTACTTATGAGGACATTGTTTCTGGCATCCAGAGCCAGTATCGTCCACAGACTCAGTTTGCACCTACAAGGTCATTGCTAGACTCAATGGGTACATTAGTACCAGACCAACCAAGAATTGCTTATGGCTCGTTGTTACAGGCGCAACCTAGAACATTGCCTCCATCTATCAACTTAGGTGCAACTAGCATTAAGAATCCAGATGCAGCAGCAAGCGTAGATTCTGGTTTAATAAATCTAGGAACAGAAACCGCAAACACAGGTTTGGGTGGTGGTAGAGACTTATCAGGTACGCTTGTTTATAACAATGACTTCACTAGAAATACTGGTGGAACTACTGGTTCTACTGGCTCTACTGGTCTAGGTAATACCACTTCTGCTGTTGGTGCTGTTACGGCTGGTCTTGGAGTATTGGCAGGTAATTCAGACTTAGCCAAAACTGGAACACTTGTTAACATTGGTGGACAGTTATTAAACGCTAGTAGTGCTGAAGATGTTTTTAAAACATTGGGTAATGTTGCGTTAGGTTTAAGTGGCGCAGCAAATGCAGCAGGTACTGTTATTGGTGGTGCTACAGGTAATACTGCTTTATTGGCAAATAGCTTGCTTTCATTGACAAGCCCACAATTATCAGCCCTCAATAGCATCTCAAATGCTCTTACAGGCTATAACTTTGGCGACATTGTTACAGGCTTGGCTTATGCGCCAGAGGGTTCTGTTGAGCAATATGGCATTTTGGGTGCTTCTAATATTGGAAACTTTATTAACAACTCAGGGCCAAATAAAATAACCCCAATGTATTCACAAGCAGAGACTGACCAGCGAACACTAGAGGTTCTTGCTGATATGGGTGATACAGAAGCTGCTACAGCATTGCAAAATCAGTCTAACACTAGAACTGGATTTGACGCATTGGGTGATTATCGAACTGGTCGTGGCGCAAGTTACTTTAACTTGTTTACTCCTGTTGGTGGGTCAGCAAAGCCTAGAGATGAAGAAACATTAGGAATTAGCCTTATATGACAGATAAAGCAATCATGGCTCAATGGGCTAAAAACCTATTAAATGATGACTTTTTCAAAGAAGTTATAGATAACTTGAAAAAAGAACAGATTAGTGTGATAATTAACACAAGTGCAGAAGAATGTGATAGGCGTGAAGATGCTTATCGGCACATTAAGTCTATTGAACTGATTACAGGACACCTAGAAGGTTTAGCCTCGGAAACTGTGATTAGAGAGAAGAAGTGGAAGATTCTGTAGGGTTTACCCTACCCTCCGTCCAGAAGGTTTCTGGCGATTATTGAGATGACAAATGGAAAACACCAACCCTCAAGGGAGTGAAAGCCTAGATGTAAACCAAGCTGCTTCAGCATTTGAAGGCATGATGGGTGAATCTGAGGAAGCCGAACAAGGCCAAGCCGAAGGTCAGCCAGAGGAAATTCAAGAGACTGATGAAGTTGAGTACGCAGAGGAATCTGACGAGCCAAAGCCAAGATATAAAGTCAAGGCATCTGGTGAGGAAGTCGAAGTAGAACTAGACGAACTTATCAAGGGCTATCAACAAGGTACGGACTACACTAAAAAGTCTCAGGCTCTAGCTGAACAACGTAAGGCGATTGAAGCTGAACGTAGTCACTTAGAGTATGTGAAACAAGAACGACAGGCATACGCCCAGAAGTTGCAAGCGTTGGATAGCTTCCTTACGCAGCAACATCAGGGTGTGGACTTAGAAGTTTTAAAGGAAACAGACCCTATCGGTTATGCGGTAGCGGTAGCTGAACAGAGCCAACGTGAGAAGCAGTTAGCAGTAGTCAGGAATGAACAGCAACGCATTGCCCAACAGCAACAAGCAGAGCAACAGTCCCAATTGCAAGCGCACTTACGAACAGAATCTGAGAAGCTAGTTACTCTGATTCCTGAGTTAGCGACACCACAGGGTGATGCGGTACGGAAACAAATCCGTGACTATGCGAAATCTGTAGGTTGGACTGACCAAGAACTTAGTTCTGTGTATGACAGTCGTGCTGTGCAGACCTTGTATAAGGCAATGAAGTATGAGCAACTTCAAAAGAGCAAACCAGAGTTGAATAAAAAACTCCAGTCTGCCCCTAAGATGATGCGTTCTGGTACTTCAGTTCCTCAAGCTAAGTCTTCACAAGATAAACAGGTTATGCAGAGGTTGCGTGAGACAGGAAAAGTCGCAGACGCAGCTAAAGCATTTGAACGATTCTTTTAAATTTTGGAGTATTAAATTATGGCTACCTATCAAACATATACCGCAATCGGTATGCGTGAAGACCTCTCAGATGTTATCTATTCGATTTCACCTACAGACACACCCTTTATGTCTTCCATTGGCAAGACTAAAGCTACTGCTGTTTTGCATGAGTGGCAGACTGACTCGTTGGCTGCTGCCAGCTTGTCAAACTTTGCAGTTGAGGGTGCAACAGCATCTGACGCTACTATGTCTCCTACCACTCGTATTGGTAACCGCACTCAAATTGCACAGAAAACAATCAAGATTTCTGGCACTTTGCAATCAGTTGACAAAGCTGGTCGTAAGTCTGAAAAGGCTTATCAGTTGGCTAAGGCTTCTAGCGAAATCAAGCGTGACATGGAAACTTCCCTGTTGAGCAACCAGATTGCTGCCAATGGTGATTCTTCTACTGCTCGTAAATTGGGTGGTCTGCAAGCGTGGTTGAATTCTAACTACTCTGGCGGTACTGATGGCGTTGCTGGTAACTTGGGAACAACTGCTCGTGTTAACGGCACAAACCGCACTTTCACAGAAGCCTTGTTGCAAACTGTTGTTAAGAGCGTTTACGCCTCTGGTGGCAATCCTAAAGTGTTGATGGTTAACCCTGCTCACAAGCAAGTGGTTTCTGCTTTCACAGGTATTGCTGCACAGCGTTTCATGGCCCCTAGCAATACCCCCACCACTATTGTGTCGGCTGCTGACGTTTATTTAAGCGACTTCGGGGCGATTTCTATAGTACCTAATAGATTTATGACTTCCACTAACTCATGTGATGAGACAGCATTTGTGCTTGACCCTGACATGGCTGCTGTTGCTTACTTGCGTCCTTTCCAGACCAATGAGTTGGCTGTAACTGGCGACAATGAATCCACACAGTTGTTGGCTGAGTACACCTTGGAAGTTCGCAACCAAGCTGCACACGGCATCATTGCTGACTTGACACCTTAATCTAAGGTAACCCAAAGATGCCTCAGACTTAAACCTCTGGGGCATTTTCTTTTCTACTCAAACTGATAGAATTAGGCTATGCAAAACCCTAACAACTTTAGACAAACTGCTGTTCACGCTGATGGTGAGGGCGGTATCGTTATTCAGACTCGTCAAGATGTGTCTGACATTGTTGAGCAGAATAAAAAAGAATATAACTCGTATGACGAGAGAGCAAGATGGTCTGACCAATTGTTTGGTAACAAGGTTGCATCTATTCCAATGACTGTCATTGATGACTTGAACAAAGTTGGAATCATGCGTGGCTTTGCTGTTCTTGATGAGAAGCGTTTTGCTGCTTGGTTAAATGACCCAATGAATCGTGCATGGCGCACTAGAACAGGAGTTGTATGAGTTTTACTACCTATGCTGAACTACAGACAACTATTTCAGAATACTTGGCTCGTTCAGACCTAACGACTCAGATTCCAGACTTTATCCGTTTGGCAGAAGTGCGCTTACGCAGAGACTTGCGTATTCGTCAGATGTTGACTTCTACATCTTTGACCTGCACATCTGGGACTGCTACAGTTAATATCCCATCTGACTTCTTGGAAGTAAAAGATTTTGTGGTTACAGGTAACCCTGTTAGACCATTGAACTATGAATCTCCGTCTTTATTCTCTCGTAACTCACGAAGCATG